CTTTTCTGTTTTCACCCGAACAAGAGAGCACAAGTCATGACTAGGGCAGGACAGGGTCAAAAAAGGTCACTGGCGGTCGTTACAGGGACGAACAGGGACGAACAGGGAATTAGTACCCCATTGGAGCGTCTAATTGGCTCTGGGACGCCTAGAATCCACTCGCGCTTAAACGACTTGCCATCTCGCGGCCTAGAAATCATAGATTTCTCGAAGCAACTGGGCGTGGAGCTGATGCCGTGGCAGAAGTTCGTCTTTGAACACGCGATGAAGGTCAAGCCCGATGGACGCTGGAAGTCGCCAGTGTGCGTCATCGTTGCGGCGCGGCAGAATGGTAAGTCCACAATCATGGAGATGAGCATTCTTGGGCGAATGTATTTATGGAAGGAGCCGCTCCAACTTGGATCAGCTCACGTCCTGACCACGTCACTTGAGACATTCCGGCATATCGTAAACATCATCGAGAGTCACAATGATCTATCTAGAGAAGTTAAGAAGATTCGGTGGGCGCATGGATCCGAAGAGATTGAGCTGATGTCCGGTGCTCGCTATGTGGTCAAGGCGGCTAATGCCGCCGCGCGTGGATTTGCCAAGCCCGAGACAGTTTACATGGACGAGACGCGCCAGCTCAAAGATACCGAAGCGTGGTCGGCTATGCGATACACGATGATGGCGGCCAAGAATCCACAGCTCTGGACATTTTCGAATGCTGGCGATCAGCACAGCTTGATTCTGAATCAGTTGCGCGATCGTGGAATGGGATCGGCGGCAGGATCTGACGATGACATCGCATATTTTGAATGGTCGGCCTATTCTGACAAGATTACCGACGAGCGCAACTGGGTCGCCAGCAATCCAGCACTCGGTCACACAATTCACGAAGATAATATCCGAGCCGTGCTCAACGATCCGCCAGATGTCGTCCAGACGGAAGTGCTCTGCCGATGGGTCAATACAATCTCGGGAGCAATCCCTGCCAAGGAATGGAACGAATGTGGCGTCGATGAGATTGAACTCGATGTCGAGAAGGTAACGTGGTTCGGCCTTGATCTAAGTCCAGATCGCAGAGACGGAGCATTGGTAGCGGCGCAGAAGAATCCCGATGACACATTTAACATCAAACTTCTGCACACTTGGCACAATCCCATCTCACTAGACGATAAAGCTATCGCCAACGATGTCGCGCCCTATGCTCGCAAGTATCCAGTCGAATATGTGGCTTTCAGCAAGCGCACTAGCTCGGCGGTGGCTGCAAGGCTGGCACCTGCCGGAATTCCAATCATCGACATCGATGGATCTCTTTACGGGCAAGCTTGCGATGAATTACTGGGAGCGATTACATCAAAGCGGCTGATCCACGGAAAACAGGCAGAATTATCCAAGCAGATACTATCGGCCGTCAGATTGCCGATGGGTGATGGTGGCTGGATTATTGGAAGGCGCGCCTCAAGTGTCGCCGTTTGCGCAGGGGTGGCCGCGGCTCTCGCTTGCCACTTTGCGACACGCCCAGAGATGGAGATAGACATTCTGGTCGGTTAGATGTATACGGCGGCTTTACACTTGGCCACATGGGACTATTCTCGCGCAACTTAACAACCGATGCTCCAGCGATGACCTATGACGTCCAAGCATCATTGGCTCCGGTCAATACATTAGATTCAGTGTTTAACTTCTTCGGCACTGCCGGAATTAGTGCAACACGCGCCGAATTTATGTCCGTACCAACGTGCGCCAGAGCGCGCAACATTATTAGCTCAAGCGTCGCATCGATTCCGCTTCAAGTGCGCACTCGCGCAGATGGCGCGCAAGTAGAGACGCCGCCGCGCGTAATCAATCAGCCAGATCCACGGATTCCAGGATCTGCGACGTATGCGTTCTTATGTGAAGACTTGCTTCTCTATGGTTACGGATATTTGAGAATTACAGAGATTTATGCGGACACATATCGAATCAGAAGTGCAGAGCGCATCGATCCCACTCGCGTTGGAATCCAGACAAATAATCTTGGAACAGAGATTGACTATTACACAGTGGACGCATATCGCGTTCCAGATACAGGTGTCGGAGCTTTAGCAGTGTTCTATGGTAACGATGAAGGAATCTTGCATCGCGCAGGTCGCACAATCAAAGCTGGTGCAGAATTAGAGCGCGCGGCAACAATGTATGCAAAAGAGCCAGTGCCAACGATGGTTCTTAAATCAAACGGAACAGCGTTGCCGGCAGATCGCATTGCCAAGCTTTTAGAATCGTGGTCTTCAGCGCGTAGAAATCGTGCCACGGCATTTTTAAATGCTGATGTCACTCTGGAAACTTTAGGATTTGATCCAGAACGTCTCCAGTTAAATCAAGCGAGAAGCTATGTTGCAACCGAATTGGCCAGAGCGTGTGGAATTCCGGCCTACTACGTCGATGCCGAATCAGGATCGAGCATGACATATTCCAACGCGACTCTTGCCCGTCAAAGTCTCGTTGATTTCTCTTTGAGATCCGTAATGACCAGCATCGAAGAGCGTCTGTCAATGACTGGAATGGCCAACGACTTCGTTCCAGCGTCCCAAGAAGTCAAGTTCGATCTCGATGATTACTTGCGCGCATCTGCAAAAGAGCGCGCCGAAGTCTACAAAATCTTTTACGACATGGGCGTCCTAACAACCGATGAAATACGAATGAAAGAAGATATGGCACTATGAAATCAAACCAAGATGATCCAATGAACATTAACTTCTCAATCAAAGTTACGGCCACAGACTTTCCGAAGCGTGAAATCTCTGGACGTATCGTGACATGGAATGAAGCTGGTGTGACAAGTGCCGGAGAGACGCTATTTAAGGAAGGCTCCATCACATTCGGCAACACCACAAAATTATTACTTGAACATCGCAGAGAATCTCCAATCGGATTCCTTAAAAGCTACAAAGTCGGAAAAGAAGGAATCGATGCCGTGTTCTCTATCGGCAACACGACGGCAGGATCTGACAGCTTGGTGGAAGCAAGTACCGGACTGCGCGATGGCTTTAGTGTGGGCGTCATCGCTGAGAAGTATAAGAATGTCGATGGCGTCTTGGAAGTTAGTGCGTCATCATGTAAGGAAGTATCACTCGTCACAGATCCAGCAATCGCCAGTGCAAAAGTAAGCATCGCGGCCAATCTGGAAGATAATTCTACATCGGAGCCTGTAAAGGTCGCAGAAGTAGAGAAAGAAAATCCAACTACTGAAGGAGAAACGCAAGTGGAAGAGAATCAACCCGTTCCAGAAGCATCAGCCGAACAGGTTGAAGCTTCCCAATCAGTGAATGCAACTGCATCGCGTCCGCTTTATTTTGCGAAGCCACGTTCACCAATTAACTCACAGGCAACATATTTAGAGCACACAATCCGCGCGAGCATTCGTCCGAACTCAGATTCAGCTCTTTGGGTTCGCGCCGCCGATGATTCAATGGCAACTGAAGTCGGATTTAATCCAACACGTCAGCTCACCGAAGTCATCAACGGATTAACCAATTACACACGAAGCAACATTGATGCAATTCGTACTTTCGCACTTCCTGATGCTGGCATGAGCTTTGAGATTCCTAAGATCACTGCCGTTCCAACAGTTGCCGCAACTGCCGAAGAAGCCGCACCATCTGAGACAGCTACAACAGCTTCATACATCACTGGAACAGTAAGCAAGTACGCTGGCCAAAATACGCTAAGCGTTGAGCTTATCGATCGATCTTCACCAGCATTCTTTGAGGAACTTCTTCGCCTTATGGCCGGAGCTTATGCAAAGGCAACAGATACAGCAGTAAACGCTGGTCTAATCACAGCCGCCGCACTTGATGCAACAACAGTGGCAACATATCCAACAGCTTCCGAGCTTCTTGGATTCGTCTCACGCGGAGCCGCGGCCGTATATGCCGGAACTCAAGGCTTTGCAAAAAACATCATTGCTAACACTTCACAGTGGGCTAACTTGATGACATTGAACGTCTCTGGCGCACCGCTTTACAACGTTGCAGCCGGTCAGACAAATACAACTGGCGGCGTCGTTACACCATCATCAGTGCGCGGAATCGTCGCTGGCTTAGATCTTTATGTCACAGCGAACACAGCTTCATTAACTGACACAGATGGATCGATGCTCATCGTTAATCCAGATGCGTTCGGCTGGTATGAAAGCCCTACGCTCAGACTGACTTCCAACCAGATCCAAACTGGACAGGTTGAGGTCATGTATTACGGATATGGAAGCTTCGTAAGCAAGGTCGGAGCTGGCGCATTCAAGATCAACAAGGCATAGTCAGAAAATAATCATGGGCTAGGTGCGCTCCCGTATCTAGCCCAGCAGAGTAGAAAGGGAAGAAGAGATGGCAAGTCCGGTTATCGTAACGGCCACGCAACTTAGGACGATACTTGGCGTCTCTTCTTCTCTCTATTCTGATGCTTACTTAAACGGCATAATTGTCAGCGCGGAGCAAGTTATCTTGCCGCTATTAACTGCCAATCAAGCTGCAATCGCAGAAGTTTATTTGACGGCCAATGTCGCTTATTATGTAACGCAACGGCCACATTACTTCGTGGCAGGTCAGAGCGTTGTAGCAAGTGGGATCGTTCCAGCGACTTTCAATGGCACAATTACCATCACAGATTCCATCACTGATCCATATATCTTCTCAGCCGCCAAAACCAATGCAGACATTGTGATTCGCGGCGTGATTCCGGCTGGCGTCGCGTACCTATCCGGAGCAGACGCCGCCACTCTTTATGCTTCAACCGAAGCCGTTGAACAGGCGATTTTAATTGTCAGTGTTGAGATTTTCCAGAGCGTTGTGGCCGCTGGTGGCCAGATTGAAGGCGTGGATTTTCAGCCATCGCCGTTCCGCATGGGTAGAAGTCTCCAAAATCGTGTCATTGGACTTCTTGGAAATTACGTCGATGTCGAAAGTATGGCCATGTAAATGACAGCCACATCAATTTCAGCCGACGTTCGCGGAGCACTCGCAACAGCTCTAGCGACTCCATTGGCATCTGTTTATACATCAGTTCCAGAAACAGTCATTCCGCCAGCCGTGGTCATCGTTCCGGATTCGCCTTACCTTGAATCTAACATCATCGGCAAGGATCAAGTTCGAGTCAAGATCAACATGACAGTTAGTGCCGCCGTTGCCTATAACAACAACGCCGGAGCACTTGATCAGCTTGAAGTTCTTATCATAACTTTGATTGGTCTCATGCCAGTCGGTTACATAGTCGGAGACGTCTCACGTCCCACAATCATTTCAGTCGGAGCGAGCAATCTCTTATCGGCTGACTTATCGGTCTCAACCTACTACACGCAAGTCGCTTAAGGAGCAAAACAAATGGCAACAACAATCATCACCGGACGCGACATCACGATCTCACTTGCGTCCACAAATTACGCTGCGCAGACGCTATCGATTACGCTAGTCAATGCGCCAGTCATCACGACATATCAGGCACTTACAGGAAAACAGTACAAGCACATCGATGATCAGTGGACTTTGAACTTGAATCTTCTGGCTGACTGGGGTGCAACATCATCACTCTTTGAAGCTATGTGGACAGCGTTCACATCTGCTCCTAATACTGCTCTAGCATTCACAATGGTTACTGCAACAGGTGCGTCATTTGCTGGCACAGCTTTCCCAGTAGCTCCAACCGCCGGTGGAACTGCGCCAGATGCGCAGACGGACACTTGGGCGATGTTATGCGCATCAACACCAGTTATCACCATCACATAATCGAAACAGAAACGGGAGCACACGATGAAACTACCAATCACCATCGAATACACATCAGGCGAGTTCGGTACATATACCGCACAACCGCCAGAGTGGGCGAAATGGGAGAACAAGACAG